ACCCGCCCCCGGTTCAAGGACGGGTCGCACATATCGACGCCGACTTCCTCGCCTATCAGGTATCCGCCGAGACGCGAGACGAGTTGGACGGTCTAGTACCCCGCAAATCATTCGAGGACATGCAGAACAATGCGCGCAGAGCAGCAGAGCACTTCATGCGCCTCGTCGGCGCCACCGACTACCGCTGTCACATCACCCCCAGCGCAAGCACCAAGGGCAATAGACCTGCACAGGCTGTACAGCAGGAGTACCAAGCTAACCGCAAAGGACGTGAGAAGCCTGAGTTTCTCGATAAGATGCGTGCCTTTATTGGTCAGGAGTTGAACGGGGTAGTCCACCTCGACCAAGAGGCCGACGATGGCATGGCCCGTGAGAACTACGAGGCTATGGGGCATGGCCGCGCATGGGGCAACAGCAACCTCTCCGTCATCGTGAGCAAAGACAAAGACCTGCGCATGGTGCCCGGCCTGCACTGGGACTTCGATACGCAGACCATCTTCACTGTCGGCGACCACTTCGGTTCCATCTGGATAGACGATAGCGGGAGCAGCAAGAAGCTGAAAGGCTGGGGCACGAAGTTCTTCTGGGCGCAGTGCCTCATGGGAGACCCGGCAGACAGTGTCAAGGGCATACCGAAGGCCCCGACTATTGGCGGCAAGGCGATGGCCTGCGGCCCGGTGCTGACGCACCAAATCCTCAAGGACGTGCAGAACGACAAGGACGCCTTCCACACGGTCAAGGACCGCTGGGTGCGTCTTGAGCAGGAGCACGGATACGAGTTCACGCACTGGCGCACCGGCCAGCGCGTCACAGCAACACAGGCCCTCCTAGGCGACATGCTACTCCTCTGGATGCGCAGGAACGCCAACCCGAACGACGCGGTGGAGTGGCTAAAGGAGAAGATAGCATGAGCAATACAGTACTGGACCAGAGCGAGGTTGGCGTCTTGGTGTCAGCCTCTCTGATGATCGTGGGCCTTCTGGAATCCATCGGCGTGGATGCCTCGGAGCCGACCATCTCCGTTGGCGAAGTGGATGTGACCGCAGAGGAGATACTGGAGGCCCTCGCGGAGATGACGGGCTTCTCCCCGGCGGTCAAAGAATGAGGGTAGAGCCCGAGTACGGGCAGGACATCCCCGTCGAGTGCGCCTCTGCACGCATAACGCAGGGCAACGCGGAGTACCGGATCATCGACCGGGGCACGTTCATTGAGATCATGCTCCTGCAACACAAGGGGCACCTCGCAGACGGGCTCATGGTGAACGGACAGGCCAGCAACGTCATCCGCATAGCGCCGGGGCGGATGCTGTGAAGCAAGACACCCGGCACTGTAACATGTGCCTCACCCCGCTGGTACGTACTGGCGGGGTGGTGGTCTGCCCCTGCTGTGGGGCACGCTACACACCAACAGAAAAGGGCGGATGAACCGAATTAAGGCATCTCAGGCAACAGCAGTGAGAGCCACACTCCTACAGAAGCAGGGCTACCGTTGCCCGCTATGCCAAGGAAGCATGAGGTCCAACAGCAAGAAGGAGCCAGTGCTCGATCACGACCACAGCACCGGCTACCTCCGCGACGTACTGTGTCGCAACTGTAACGGCATCGAAGGCAAGGTCTTCAACCTTGCGCGCCGAGCCAAGGCTGATCTCTCTGTCGAGGAGTGGGTCGAGAACCTGCTCGCCTACTGGAAGCGCCATGCCGAGCCACAGCACGGGGGCGTCTTCCATCACACCCACAAGACCGCCGAGGAGAGGCGACTGGCCCGCAACGCGAAGGCCCGCGCTCGGCGCGCAGCAGCAAAAGCTGCATCCAGCTAAGGACAACATGCCCACCATCCACGACCAGTTGGCGTGGGAGGATCGCATGATTGCACATGGTGTCGCCAGATACCGTGGTCAGCAGAGCAAGGCCGTAGAAGGTGATCGCGCGCACGAAACCAGTGCAGGCGCCACCCTTCTACGGTCCTACATCCTGCAAGTCTCAGACCACATCCGCCTGTACCTCGACGGGAAGCACCCCGGCGGCAGGCGGCGCAATCAGTACGCGAAACTCCTTGCGACACTCGACACTGACAAGGCCGCGATGTTCGCCCTCAAGGCCATTGTCTCGACGCTGTTCAACCCCCGACCCGTGCAGTCGATCCTCGTGAACATCGGTAGGACCATCGAGGACGAACTGCGCTTCGCTAAGTTCGAAACAGAGCACAAGGAGTACTACGACGCCATCGTCCGCTCATGGGAGCACAAGAACACCAAGAGCGTCCAGCACAAGCGGAACGTCATGTCGGTCAAGGCGCGCGACAAAGGTGTGGAGTGGACCGAGTGGCCCAAGGACGTGCGCTTCGGAGTAGGCGCGCTGGTGGTCTCGCTTCTCATGGAAGTCTGCGACCTCGTAGAGATCACGTACATCAAGAAGGGCAAGGGCAGGCAGGAGGCAATCCTCGCCCCGACCGAGCAGTGCGTGGAGTGGATCAGCAAGCACGACAGCTTCTCGCAACTCGCGAACCCGGACAAGATGCCCTGCATCATCCCGCCCGACGACTGGACCAGCGTCCGCGAGGGCGGCTTCTACAGCCCGGCAATCCGCCGCCGCGTCCCGCTCGTCAAGGGCATGGACCGCGACGGCAGGAGGGCGGCGTTCGAGGATGCCGACATGCCGCAGGTCATATCAGCGGTGAACGCCATGCAGCGCACCGGCTGGACCGTGAACCGCCGAGTGCTGGAGGTGATGCGGGAGGTCTGGAACAAGAACCTCGGGATCGGGATGCCCCGGTCGCAGCCGTACGAGATACCCCGCTGCCCGCTACCGGAGGGGCTCAAGGTCTCCACGCTCGCCGAGGACGATCCGCAATGGGTTGCCTTCGAAGACTGGAAGGCGGCAGCCCGTGAACTCCACACGATGGAGAAGGAGCGGGTCAGCCAGAACCTAGCGGTGTCGCGCACTCTCCGTATGGCAACTGACATGGAGGACTACGATGCCTTCTACTACGTCTACCAGTGCGACTTCCGAGGACGGGTCTACGCTGCATCCTCCGGCCTATCGCCACAGGGAACTGACCACGGCAAAGGTCTGCTCCAATTCGCTGAGGCGAAGCCCCTCGGGCCGCGTGGTCTATATTGGCTCAAAGTACACGGTGCAAACAAATACGGGGAAGATAAGTCTTCCTATGATGCCCGTGTGCAGTGGATCGAAGATAGGCACGAAGACTGGCTTCGCGCTGCTGACGACCCTATTGGAGCCCGTGAGGTCTGGCAGGATGCAGACAAGCCTTACCAGTTTCTTGCGTTCTGCTTCGAATACGCAGAGGCTCACCGCCTTGGAGATGCGTTTCGGTCGCGTCTGCCCGTTGCTCTCGACGGGTCTTGTAACGGCCTACAGCACTTCTCCGCGATGCTACGGGATGCGGTGGGCGGCGCAGCGGTAAACCTCACGCCCGGCGACGAGCCCGCCGACATCTACAGCGAGGTAGCCGAAGTCTGCACCCGGAAGCTGCGGGGGTTGGCGTCGATGCACTCCGAGGAGCACGGAGGCGCGCAGAACTGGCTTGGGCTATTCGGCCCGGAGGGTATGCCCCGGAAGCTGGCAAAGAAGCCCGTGATGACCTTGCCGTACGGCTCGACCCAGCAGGCGTGCACTGAGACGATCTTCCGGTGGACGCAAGAGACGGCCCCGAACTACTTCGAGGCGAACACGGTCTTCCGACACGCCCTGTACCTCAGCCCGAAACTGTGGTCGTCCATCTCCGAGGTGGTGATCGCGGCCCGCGCCGCAATGGACTGGCTACAGGACTGCGCGGGGATACTGGCGAAGGCCGGGCACCCGATCTCGTTCCGCACTCCGCTGGGCTTCCCGGTGCATCAGGCTGCCCGGCAGTACGAGACCCGGCAGATCGAAACCCAGATCAACGGGAGGTTGCAACTCCGGTTCGCCAAGGACACGGACAAGCTGGATAGTCGGAAGCAACGGCAGGGTAGCAGCCCGAACTTCGTGCACAGTGTTGACGCCACTCACATGATGCTGGTGCTGAACGCTGCGGCGGTGGAGGGCATGAGCAGCTTCGCTATGATCCACGATGACTTCGGCGTGCATGCCTGTCATGTTGACGACTTCCAGAGGATCATCCGTGAGCAGTTCGTGGCGCTGCATAGCATACCTCTGCTGCTCAACTTCAAGCAGGAGCAGGAAGACAAGTACGGTATAATACTCCCTGATCTGCCGCATACTGGCAGTCTAGACATCACCGAGGTGCTGCGAAGCCCTTATTTCTTTGGCTGATCTGCTTAACCCTTCGTCCCAAAGACAGACAATCAGATCAGATCAGCCGGAGATCAGAATGGCCTATTCTGACCTAGCTGTAGAAGAACAGATACTTCTAGCAGCAGAGTTTGTCGGAAGGGGCCTAACAGTTCCAGAGGAGATCAGGACCACACTAGGCCCTGACCTCATCTGGGATATTGAGAACCCGGAGACAGACAGTGACACAGATAAAGAGCGTGAACGCCCCAGCCATAGGGCAGCGAGGCGTTGAGCGACTGTTCGCTCTGACACGCGAGACCAAGATGACAGCAGATGGTGGGCAGTTCCAAGCTGGCTATGAACAAGCCAAGCGGGACTTCCGAGACGCCCTCCAGCGCGAAGTCAGGGTGCAATCTACCACAGCACCCGAGGCACAAGACATGGCCGCAGGAGTTCCGGTAGAGGAGCGCAGAGCCCGGCGGGCCGCTGAGGCCCCGCGTGGATGGTGGGGGATCAGGAAGTGATCCGCAGAGCCACCGAAGACGACATTCCTAACCTCATCGACCTCATCAGCACGTTCAACGACGAGTACTACCGGATCGCACCAGTGAACCCGGAGAGACTAGACCGTTGGCTGCGCTCTATCTCCTCGAAACCCATTCGATTGAGCAGGGTGAGTACCCCTGCTGGTGTTGTGTTCAGCGTGGTCATGCGGACTTCATCTGCGGCCATTGTCTTGCCGTACTGGATGAACTGCCTAAGCAGTCGAAGTCCGTTGCGCCCGGTGTCGTACCAGCCCGTCTCCACAAGCGCGGTCCAGTCGCGCATCGGGTCGTCCACCAGCAGACCGGCGATGAAGCCTGTGTCTGTCATGTAGATGACACCGTACTCCATGTTCGCCCGCAGCCAACGGTCTAGTCTCTCCGGGTTCACTGGTGCGATCCGGTAGTACTCGTCGTTGAACGTGCTGATGAGGTCGATGAGGT